TACCGCCCTTTAAAGTGGTTTCGCTGCTTCCAATAGTGTCGTTCCATCGCGTAGTTCCTACGGTTGCCGTCCCTGTTGGCGATGTATCTAAGTCAATTTGCCCGGCTTTGATGGCATATTCGCCGAGGTTCACATCGCCGCTTGCGCCGGAGTAAGGAACTTTGTTCGCGCTTAGAAAATCAAGTGCATTCTGGATCGGAGCAGTTACGCCGTTCAAGTACTGAAACTCTGTATTACTTACCGTGCCATTGGCGATTTTAGCCGCGTCTATGCCGGAGGGCAAATCACCCGCTGCGATGGTCAGCGTTCCAAATTCCAGCCCGTCAGCCGTGGATTTTACTTTGACGTATTTTCCCCCTGCCCCTGCGTATGATGCAGGAACATCGCCCAAATCAGTAAAATCAGCAGCCCCGCCACCGCTACCGCCCCAGTATTGCAGGGAGTTCCACGCCGCCGCCCCTGTGCCAACTTTGAATTTCCGGGTATCTGTTTCTAACCCGACTTCGCCCTCTGCTAAAACAGGGTTCGTTGCTGTCCATTGCGCAGCTGTCCCGCGCCTTAATTTTATAGTTATGTAATTGCTCATGAAACGCCTCCATCAATGGTAAGTGAGTAGGTGCTATTATAATAGCCACCGTCAATAATCTGAATATCCTGGTCAATGTTAGGGAACGCATAATCGTTTGAAGGAACAGAACAAAAATCCCTGTTTGCCGGTACACCTACCTCCATTCTAATCGTGTACCCTGCGACAACATCACCGTGTGCATCGTAAAAGGGCAGCGCATCGTCATTTACAGCGAAATTCACGCGGCTATCCCGGTATATGTATTGAAGTGAACTGATAATATCTTCCAGGATTTGCAGCGTATCTGATAGCACTTCCATTTGGTTTGTGCTGTCCTCGAATTGCCTGTCCATGACCGACATTACAAAGGAGTAGGTTTTCTCTTTGTCCGCCGTACTCATGTCAAACAGCATCGTTGTGGTGTCTGGTATGACAAACAACAAAGGATAATTGTCTTTGCCGCCGTCCGCAACGAGGTCATATTCCGGCCCAAACGCCACGGAGCGAATCATCTTGTGATTTTCACCTGCCCGCCTGATTGCTGCTATTATCTGGTTTAGCGTCATCTAAAAATTTCCTTAACTTTTCTTCGTTCTTCTTTCGCCACGTCCTACTTTTCAAAGTAGAAGCCGAGGTTTTGACCGAATTTATTGGGTTTGTCGATTGCATCGGGGTCAGGGTTTTGCCACTTTGGGTACTTTTCCGGGTAGGTACAAAGGTATTTGTTCATGCGCTCTATGAAGTGGTCACGTTTTTGAGCGTAACGCTGTTCGATTTTCCCCATTTCTTCCATGCTGATGCTCGTCATGTTTTCGCCATCGCGCTTCATGATGGACTTATTCATGAACTTGTACGTGAGTGGAAGGACTGCTTCGTAAAGCACGGAATACTTCAGCACCGGTTTGATGTAGTCGTTTAGAAGGGTTGTGTTGTCCGCGCTCAGGCTGCTTGGGAATTGCGAATAAATCTCGTTATAAAGGTCGCTGCCAATGGTGTCACGCAAAGTAACTTCCTGCGCTTCCTGCAAAGACATTTGAATAAGTTTAGGGTCTAAATTGTCCTGTATCGGCGTATTCTCTTTGATGTACACCGTGTCTATAAAGTACTTGAAACTCATCGAATTGTCCTCCTATAAAGTTTACTTTCCCAAATGTGCCTGCATTGCGGAACGTGAGTATTAGTGCCTTTGATGGTGCGCCATCCGCCGCGCCGCTGCCATACGTTGTAACCTAATTCGCGGCTCATTGCATCAATTTCTTCGCGGGTGTATAGCTTCTTCTGGTCTTCAATCATAAAGCGACAGAATTCACGCGATGTATCCAATAGCAAAGGCCCGCCCACATCGGGGTTTTTGCCGTACTTGTACAACACGAATATCTCAGTATCAAGGCCGCCGCTGTCTGAAATAGAACGCGCCCCGCTGTCCGTGATTTTGATTTCCGTATTTGTCCACTCAATCAGGCGGTTTGCCTGCATTACCTTCAGGATGTTAGCTGCTTCGGTAGTGGTCAGCCGTGCGCCCTTTGCAAGTTCTTCAAGGGTTGCCTTTGGGTTGTCGCGAATCACCGCCACAAGGCGAAGTTCAGGGTTGGTGAGTTCTGCGAAGGTTTCCGGCAGTTCTTCAAACTCAGCCGCGCTGCGTCCGTATTTGCGAAAAACCGCTTTATCCGCTTCGTCATTCCAGCCAAAAGGGTTTTGGGCAGACATGGCCACGGGCTGTTCTGTCTTTAGGCCCAGACTTTCGCGCACTTCATCTCGGGTCATAATGCCAGCCGCAAACAGCGCAACCGCATCTTCTCCGGCAGGTTCGGCAGCAATGGTGTACAATTCGCCTTCCTGACCTGTGGCGTTGAACATTGTGGTCAGCACTTTATCCATTTGGGTTCGTTTCGGCGCAACGTAGGCCCGGTCAAATACTTCGTAAGCCTGTTTCAGTTCGTTACGGCCCCCGAGTTCACCTGCCACGCGCACCCCGAACAACATCGGTGAAGTAACGCGGTGGGCGTAGAAGATATTGTCGCGCACGGTTTCGGAGAGTTGCAGATATTGCTTGTCAAAATCCCCGGGCATCAAGTCCACCACCTGAAGCGGGTCTTCGCCTTTCTGCATCCACGAAATCAGAACGCCGTTTGCGTTTTCTGTGCCTGTGGTGTTCGCCTTAAATTTGCGGTCAAATTCCGCTTTGATGTCTTCGGTCGGTTCGCCTTTGAATATCTGGATGATTTTCCCAAGGCTGAAGCCGTTGGAAATGTTGTTAAAGTGGAAATCGCTAATCTTCGTGTCGATTTCAATGTAAGTGCGGGCAGGATACCAATCCGGCAAAGGGTAAACGCCTTCGCCCGCCCTGTATTGTTTGAACCAAAGAACCTGAGTGCCGCCTGGCTTTTCAAGGTCAAACGCGGGAAATTCCAAACGCTCTTCGCGCTTGTCGTTCCAATCTTCAGAATACCAAACTTTAGAAGCGTCCTTGTTCACCCTGCACTTGTCAAACGGCAGATGATACCAATACAAAACACGCGTTCCCGGGGCGTTCCAGATGGCCTGAAAAGCAAACCCGCCGAAGTTCTCCAAATCCATCGCAGCCTTGTACTTAATGTCCTGCCACGATTCGTAAGGGTTCGCGTATTCAAGTGCTTTCTGTGCGCCTACTCTTTCGCCTACCGTACCTTCAACACGAACAGCCGTTTCCTTGCCCGCGATGAAATGCGCCTTTTGGGTTACAATCGCGTTGTGCAGGCTACTGCTGTTGTATAGGTCAAGAATGACGGCAGGGAAATTGTTTCGTTGCCCGTATTCGTACCACTCCTGCCCTCGTGCCTCTTTGAACTTAGGCGGGGGTGCGACGGCAAAATTTATGCGCTGAAATTCTACTTTCATTTTATCTTCAATATGCCCGTTTCTACGGACTGGTTAGCTAAAGTTGGATCTGTATTTACCGCGCTTGACTGGGCGTAAATGGTGTATTCGTATTCGCCCTTTTCCCATGCGCTGCTCTGCGCGGTTGCGATGTTGAACTGATTGTACCGGGTGGGGAAGCTGCTTAAATCAGTTACCAAAATGTTATACGTTATGTCGCGTTCTTCACGGTTGTTCAATGACAGCAGAAAGTAATAAGGCGGGTTTAACGTTACCTTTTCCGTTGCCGTCACGTATAGGGTACTCAGTTGCGTGGTGTCAATGATGAGCATTTCATATAATGGGGAAAGTTGCTTTTTGTCGTAACTTTGAATATGCGTTACCCGAAATCGTGGAATGAAGTAAATTTAGCGCAACTGCATGAACTTGACCTGCTTAGGCAGCGAACTGACCTCGACGCTGAGGAAATTATGAATCAGATTCTTTCGGTGTTGAGCAATCAGCACATCGAGGAAATCGAAAAGCAGCCGCACACCGAGCGCATCGCATCCTATCGCAAACTTACCTTCCTGAACGAATACCCGTCGAAGAAGCCAAAGCGCAGGCGGTTCAAGTTAGGCGGGAAATGGTATCGCATCGTAACGAACCCCGCTGAGGTTTCCGCTGGGGAATACGCCACGCTTCAGGTAGTGGCAGCGGATGGCAAGTTCATTCAGAATATGCCGCAGGTGATTGCCTGTTTGATGATAGAACAGGAGCGCAAGTGGTTCAGGTGGAAGGATGTACGGTATGATAAGTCACGCAGTGCGCAGGAATTTCAGCGTAAAGCAGCATTAGTCAGTCAGAAAATGCCTGTTGGGCAGGCGTATCCCTACGCGCTTTTTTTTTCGAATCTCTTACCAGAATTATTGAAAGTTTCCCTCACCTTTTTCCAGCAGCAGGAGAAGAAGTTGAGGAAGCAGGCAGCGACTGGTTAGGAATGTTTTATCGCATGGCAGGCAAGGACTTGACGAAAATGGATGCTGTCATGGCAATGCCTCTGATGGAGTTCTTCAATTACGCCGCTATGCTAAAGACGTTTGATAAAGAACGCGCCGACAGACTGAACAAGGCCAGCAAGTTGAGTTATGAGGCGTACATGAGCGCATTAATGGGTGAATTGATATGAAGATTAAGTACCAACGCCCGCCACTCGCACAGTATCAAATCGCTATCCTCGACAGCACGGCGCGCTATACCGTCACCGCCGCAAGCACGAAGGCAGGGAAAACCGCATCTCACATTGTGTGGCTGTTTGAAAAGGCGTTGCAAGGCAAAAAGGGGCAGTCCTTTTGGTGGGTCGCTCCCGTGTATGGGCAGGCTGAAATCGCGTTCAGGCGTTTCAAGCAGCAATGCTCAGAAAGGTTGTTTGATGCAAACGAAAGTAAATTAAGATTGACCTTGCCCACAGGGGCAATGATTGAATTTAAGAGCGCTGAAAAGCCTGACAACCTTTACGGGGATGATGTGTATGCAGCCGTCTTTGATGAGTTTACCCGCGCGCGAGAAGAAGCATGGTTTGCGCTTCGTTCCACGCTGACCAAAACCCGAGGGCAATGCAAACTTATCGGGAACGTGAAAGGGAAAAAGAATTGGGGCTACCGATTGGCAGAACGGGCAAGGCAGGGCGAAGATAATTACGAGTTCCACAAAATAACCGCTTGGGATGCGGTGGCCGCGGGCATCCTGGAACGTGAAGAAGTCGAGCAGGCAGAGCGTGACCTTCCCGCGCACGTCTTTAAAGAACTTTACCTTGCCGAACCTGCGGACGATGATAGCAACCCCTTCGGACTTGACCACATTCGGTCATGTATCGAACCTTTAGCGCAAGGCCCGGTTGAGTGGTACGGCATTGACCTTGCCAAAAGCAGGGATTGGACGGTGATAATTGGACTAAATCAGTCCAAAAAGGTAGCGTTCTTTGAGCGTTTCCGGCTGGACTGGAAGGCAACCCGAGACACCGTGCAGCGGATTGTGGGCAAAACCCCTGCCGTAATTGACAGCACGGGCGTAGGCGACCCGATAGTGGAAGATTTGCAAAGGGTATGCCCGCGCATTCAGGGCTTTAAGTACACGGCCATTTCCAAACAGCAAATTATCGAAGACCTCGCAGGCGCAATCCACGGGAGGGAAATAGTATTCCCGGACGGCCCGATAGTTGATGAACTGATGAACTTTGAATGGACACACACGCGCACGGGCATAAGCTACAATGCGCCTGAAGGGCTGCATGATGACTGCGTAAACGGGCTGGCACTTGCCCTGCATTGCAGTCGGGTAAATAAAAAGGGGCTATTCCTGCTGACATGAAAACACCTATTGAAATCCTCGCCTCCGAAACATGGCCGGAAATGGTCTGCAAAAAGTACAGCCCCGCGCATTGGAAGGACTTGCAGCAGGAATTGTTTTTACTTATTGCCACAGAGTTGAGCGATAAGGCAGCACGGGCGCATGAGGCAGGGTATTTCGAGTTTTTTTACATCCGGTGCGCCGCGAACCTTTGCAAGCCAAATGACCGGATAGCTAAGTTAAACATAGGAACAGACAGCATTGAGGGTTGGGATGTTGCAGAGGATGAAGATGAATTTAGGGAACGCAAAGAGGCTGATGTGCAGGAAAAGTTGGATGCGATAGCAACGGTACAAAGCCGTGAGCCGTGGTATGAATCAAAGATGATGGAACTTTACCTATCGGGAATGAGCATGAGGAAAATACACCGCGTTACAGGAATTGCCCTGAATGAGGTTTCCAGGGTAATTAATGACTTTCGCGCGAAGTGTCGGAAGGAATATCTATAAAGCAAAAAGGCCACCCCGAAGGATGGCCAATTCACACCATAACACAAAACGATTACGAAGTTACGATATTCCGAGCGAAGTCAATACACCGCTCTGAACAATTTGTGGAGGTTCTTTTTCCGCGTGGGTGAAAGTCAGGTCGTAGCCGGTCATGTCACCAAGTGCAACACCAGTCATAAATGAACCTGCGGTCATGTCCATGCCACGCGCAAGACCCATCGCCCAGTACTGGTCAGCATTGGTTTTCACGATGGCCACCAGACGGGCAACGCTCAACAGCTTCACTTCATTACGCTTCGCGGTGGACAGCTTGCGCAGCTTGATGTTCAGTTCTGCAGAATTGAAAACCGTGCCATTCTCCACGCTGGGTGTAATGGTGTTGGTGAAGCTTGCGGTGTCTTTAGGCAGTTCGTATTTAAAGAACGATTTGCCGCCGTTCAGGGTTAATGCAGACACTTCGCCAGAGGCTGAAGTGTAAGAGGATACGCCTTCATATTCCAGAAGCCATATTTTATCTACGCCACCTACGCTGTCTTTGCAGTCGTGGCTGAATCCGGTTGTTAAAATGCAACTCATGTCTTTTTCTTAGGGGTTAAAAAGAAAGGGCGGGCAATTTCACCCGCCCCTTCGGTTAATGTTTACCTGTCAATTACAGGCTGAAATACACGATTTGAGTGGGAAAAGCAACCTGTACACCGTATTTGAACTCAGCATTAAAGATTACGTTTTTCTTCACAGGGTCGCTGATGAACTCAAAGTTCTCTTCTTCGCCCACCAGGTCAGTACCGATAAAGTAGTTTGACCAGTAGCTGAAGTGGATTTTGTTTGAGCCGTTCAAGCCGGGCAGACCATAAACCTTAGTGCCGGTGATAGGTTCAATTACCATGAACTGTTCTCCGGTTTCAGGGTTGTAGTGGTAATTGTTAGCAGCAATCAGGTGCTGCTTGTACAGCAGGAAGGTGTCAACGCCCATAGCAAAGAAGCGGTCTTCTTTGGCCAAGATAGCCTTACCATCTGTGCTTGCCTGAGCCTGATCAATCATCTTCAGAATTGCGTCGTCAATGTTGGCAACGGTCAAAGAAGTGAGTTTTGTCCAGCCGCCTCCGGTGGTGGGATTACCTTCGATAGGGTCGCCAGCGCCACCGAATCCAAGAGCGGTCAAGATGGTGTTAAAGCCGTCGAACTGGTTTGCAGCGATAGTGCCTTGCCAGATGTCTTCTTCCAGAGCGTCTGCAATCTTCGCGATTTTCTCGTTTCCGATTTGGTCAGCGAAAGGCAACTCATTGTCGCCACCTGAACCAGCAGCCATCTGGGTCTGCATCCACTTGGTTTTCAGCGTCTTAGGACACAAGGTTTCA